TTCCAGCACGAAGGCTTTGCCCTTCCTTTGACCGCTCTGCATATGGTTGACCATGACATGCAGAGAGATAACGAGCGTTCCCATGTTGTTCCCCTACAAATACGCCTAACCACTAGGCGCTTCCTGTAGGAAACGGAAGCATTTGCACTCACTAGGGAACAGCCCATAGGCTTTGAGTAAGGCGGAGGGATAATGGCGGACAAAGGCTTGAAGGGGAGGATACTGGGGCTGCTACACCATTAACCTAGGTGTTTACAGTGTCGTCCTTAGGTATTCAAGACTCGGTGTCCTTACCTTGGAGATAGGCCGCAAAACTGCACTTGCCAAGAATGAGCCGTTCTCTAGTGAGCACAAATGAGATTCTGTCAGACGACTTACGGGCTAGGTAGTGTCTCACGACACACTGTCGCCAAGCCTGATCAGAATGTTTATCGACTTGTTAAACACAGAGGTTGTCCTCTGTCGCTCCCCCTATTGGCCCTGGGGAGTGTTCAGGCCTGAGACCGTTGTCGATCTCCCTAGCATGTGGTGCGAGTCTGTCCGCCCATCCTCGCCTAGCCCTTGCTTATGCGCATCTGGTGCGCCCTCGCCGCTCTGTGCAGACTGGTCCGGGATTCTCGCCTAGCAAGGTGTTAGAGGGTTGTGGTGCGGGGTAGTTCCCCACTGTTACAACTTTCTCTGTTCACCCTGGGCAACCTGTCCAAGCGTCGCCCTCGCTGTGTTGGAGCTTGATTGGTTCACCTTGGTTCCGTGCTTTACAATGTAACAAGGGGGCAGCAACAAAGACATGGGGGTCGACCCTGCCCAGATTCAGGGCAAGTGGACAGACGAGGAATATTTCATGTAACCATGAAGGGAAAGCATCGGGTGCTTTCCTGTAGGGAATGGGAGCAATAGTTCACAAGCTTACTGGGAAGTAAGCGCAGTATTGAGAATGCACCCACAAGGGTAAGACTGCGGTATATTGTGGTTGAGCTAACACACCCACGCGTGGGGAGAATATCGTTAGCTGACGCGAACAAGCACCCGAGCATAGTACCCTTGTTGGTGTGTTCTCAGACATAGGGTTTGAGGAATGTCACCAGTTTAACTGAGGTTAAAATGGAACACGTTCTCGCAAAGATGGAATCGCATGTTTCTCCCGAAGCGATGGCTGCTGGCACTCCGGTGGCTCTCAAGGTCGGGCATGTGTCCTACGCTGCCGATATCGTTCGTGAATTCACGGACGACACTGGCGCCACCCCTAAGCTCATGCTCATCGCGAAGATGGCCGAAAGCCTGACCTGCGATCAGTTTCAGGAGCAAATGAAGCAAGCCCAAAAGCTTGCCTCGGATATGGATAGTCAATTCGGGTTCGTTCCGGTGGAGGGCACCAAGAAGAACAGCGAACGCTATGGCTCCCGTCGCAATGTGCTGAATACCCAAATCAGCACGGCGCGGCAAGTGTTCGGAGCGTACAAGCTGGTTCCTGAGGCTTTTAAGGAAGTTAAAAGCTTCAACGCAGCGGTGTCCCTGGCGCGTCAAACCCTCGACGACAACAATGTGTCGTGGGATGGCACTCCGATTCCTTCGGATCAGCAGAAGGCCAACCAAAAGGCCAAGCGTGCGGTTGACAAGGCCGAAGATGCGCTGGCCGAACGCTATCCCCAACAAGAGGGGGAAAACATCCTCGATTGGAAGATGCGCCTCGCCACTATGCTTCAAGCGGAAGTGGACAACCAGAAGGCCACTGCGCTGTTCAAAGCCATGGTCAAGGAACATGGCTCCCCGGAAAACGTTCTCAATATCTGCCGTGAACTGATCCGCCTGAACGCCCAGCCGGTGTTTCTGGACGAAACCGCCCAATACTTTTGGGACGAAGCCCAGACCATCCGCATGGCTGAGATGCTGGAACAGAACGATTGAGCCTAGCGGCCTAGAGCATGGTACTCCGTGCTCTATTCGGTAGGTTTAACGCAAGTTAAATTTACTTTCCTAGTCTACAGTAGGGTAACATTTGGACAACAAACTCCGAGTGTATCTGTAGGGCACAAGCATGTGAGGGGCGCGTCTCTATCATGCCAGTAACCGGGCTGTCTCTTAGTCGCCGGCATCTGGGTTTGGTTGTATAGCCTAAAAACAATCGTTCTAGTGGGCTCAATTACCAGTCTGACGCCCATAGGACTGTTAATGACTGGTTAAAGGGTAGGTGTATTAGAAACCTGTCAGTGGTGAAACCTACATAAACTGACATTCTTTTGTGTCTCTAACTCAGGTAGGCGCTAGGAGGTGAGCCACCGATGCAGCATTAGATTTAACTACTAAGCCTAGAATTTAAATAGATTATATTAGGCCCTAGCATATGTCCCTATGCCAGATATGCTCTGTGAAACCATGTAATCACGAATAATGAGGTTTTATATGCGAATAAATAGCAGGCGGGCGTGAAGGGCATCAATCCGCTGAGCACGTAATATGATAGGCCGGGGGGCTACCGGCGCACTAGCAATACTGATGAGGGGTTGTTCCCCGAAACTCAAGGGCTTCTCGGATTAGACCGGGTATAAGTGTCATGAATCCCTTGGGTATATTGCAACCGTTTTTCTCTGTGGTTTCGTTAATGTGCGATTAAAATGGGCGGAGTTTCTGTGCATGGAAACTCCTTCCTGCCACAGCGACAGTGCAAGTCGTGAGAAGAGCCTAGCCCATTACACATTTCCAAAAACCTAAGAGTAGCTAACTTTGGCATAACAGTTTGGAAAACTGAATGTGTTTTGGAGTGGGTTTTGACAAACCCGCTTTTGTACTCAAAAGCGACTGTGGCGAAATAGGTAGACGCATCGGGTTTAAGCCCCGACGCCCTTGGGCATGAGAGTTCGATTCTCTCCAGTCGCACCAAATTACTGTACTTAGGAACAGCATTAAAGGAATTAAATGGAAGCTTTTGTTGTTTCCGATGATTTTGGTAACGTTTTGGGAATTTACAAATCCATAGAGGAAGTAGACGAAAACCACAAGTTTGTTAACGTGGATAAGTTTACACACCCCACAATAACTTTTGAGGAATTTGTAAGTTTACAACAAAACGGAATCCAATAAACAAAGGCAGGGTTGCTAATATTGGCCTAAGGGGGAGCCTTATAAACTCCTAAGCACCGTCTAGATAAGGCGGCGAATGTGGGTTCGATTCCCACCCCTGCTACCATTCTCGTTTGTTTACAAACTCGGGGAGCATGAAATGCGACGCACATATTCTTGTCTTTCCATTGCCATGAGGCATCCACGTTTGTTTTCTCGTTTGTGCAACAAGGCCCGCTAAATGCGGGCTTTTTCTTTTGGAGTTTTAATGCCCAATAAATATCCAGGACAGTTTGTACCCCAGGACAAACTCTCGCCAATTATGGCAAACCAATGAAACAATATACTGGTGATAATCTTATCGGTATTTCAATTCTCCATAAAAGTGGATTGGAACCTGTGTTTGACCCCAAGCAAGCTAAAGCGCTTGCTTTAATGCGACGTTAATAGGTGTTAAAATGCTTAAACGACTTATGTATACTTCTGATCCACATGAACCTAGTGGAACTATTGGAATCTATGAAACAGAAGAACAAAGGAACAATATCATTAAAGATTATATAAAAGATTGTTTAGACACTTGGCCCGAATTAGGTGAGAAATATTTTAGAGACCTGCTTTTCGAAAAAGAAATAGAAATTGGTGTTTATTATCCTTAACTTTCTTCAAAAGGTCTACCAATGCTTGATTCTAGCGAATTTGATGCCAATATGGAAATGGTTGACATGGCTCTCTATCGTCCTTCCTGGGAACAGCCCTCAACATGCAAACGACCAAGTTTAATTGTGTTAAAACCCACTTTGTGGGCTCGTCTTGTTTCTTGGTTTAAAGGAGAATAACATGAATGTTAATGGTTATATTATTGAAGCTTTTGCAAACCTAAATGTGGCCGACCTACATGTGGCAAACCTACGTGGGGCCGACCTACGTGGGGCCGACCTACGTGGGGCAAACCTACGTGGGGCAAACCTATATGGGGCAAACCTAAATGGGGCCGACCTACATGGGGCAAACCTATGTGGGGCAAACCTATATGGGGCAAACCTATGTGGGGCAAAAAATATTCCAAAAATGCCATGGACAATCATTGTCCCTGAAGGAGATTTAATTGTTTACAAAAAAACTACAAACCAAGTAATCAAACTTCTAATTCCAAAAGAAGCGAAACGAAGCAATGGAACCTCTAGAAAATGTCGAGCAGAATATGCTATTGTTTTAGAGTGTGTCGGTAAGACTTTTAGCAAACACAATAGTTCTTACTTTTATGAAAAAGGAATGACAGTGAGGCCTACAAAACCTTTTGATGAGGATAGGTGGAACGAGTGTGCTTCAGGCATTCATTTCTTTCTCACTCGTGAAGAAGCCGAGGAATATTGATGAAGCCCCTACCTTTTGCATGGGCAGTTAAATATGTCCATCATGGTGAAGAACGCAAGTTTATCACCCTTGAGCGCAGTCGTGCTGACGACTATGCTGCTACACATCATGGAACAATACATGGACTATACACCTTAGATCAATTTGAAACTCCCACAGAAAAAGCTATGCCGGAAAACCCGTGACTAAACCCACTCTCACAGCATATGTCTATGATAAGCGCGGTAGGCTGTTGGCTAAAGAAAACAATAGTTACACTCAAACCCATCCTATTCAATATAAGTATGCTAACCTTGTGGGTGAGCCTGCTCGCATATTTTTACATGCTGAAATAGCAGCCCTTTTAAAGAGTATTAAACATGGAAAACCCTTTCGCATTGTCGTGGAACGATACGACCGACAAGGTCTATCAAAGTGTGCTAAGCCATGTGCCGCATGTGCTAGAGCCATCAAAGCCTTTGGCATCAAACGCATTGAATACACCCTCTAAGCCTAAATACATTGGTAGCGGAGAAGATTTTATGATGGAGATGCTGTATGATTGAATACAATTTACCTAGTCGGCGGAAACCGCCTGCTAAATGGTCCTACACTCCCCAGGTACATGTTCCACCTAAACTGGAAAGCACAGGCAATTTGACAATCATTGATGAGGTTAAGCGCCGTGATGCTATTGTTCAGGAACTATTCCGTACCTGCCCTTATAATGCTGGAGATATTGTTAAACCGCATTCAAAAGAAGAAGAAGCAAAATATGGAAGCAACATCCTAGTTGAGTTTATCTGCAATAGCTACACTCAACTTGGTAAAAATGAAAAGTGGCCTAAGAGTGATAGCCCTATGATTGTCACTGCATTCTCTCAAGACAAGGGGGAACGATTTTATTGCACCACCGGATATTTGGTAAAGAAATGAGAGTGTTAGGTTATTCTCCGTTTGATTCTCCCTATTCCAATCCAATAGGCCCATTCAACACACACTTTACAGCATGTGTAAACCTAGTTCACAAGAAAGACTTGTCCGGTATTGATGCTGTTCTTCTGTGGGGAGGTGCAGATATTTCACCGTTGCTTTATGGTGAAGAACCTATAACTGAGGTTAAATCTGGACCTGCTACACCCACTGACCGTGACTTGTTTGAATGGGAGCTTTTAAGGCTTGCTAAACAACAAAAGAAACCCATCATCGGTGTGTGTCGTGGGGCTCAACTTATTTGTGCGTTTGCAGGAGGTTGTCTAATTCAACATGTAGATGGGCATGTGGGTTATCATGATGTAACCACATATGATGGACAAATCTTAAACTGTTCGTCAAGTCATCATCAGATGATGTATCCTTATAATTTAGATAAGGATGAATATACACTCTTAGCTTGGACAGACAAACGCAGCAACACCTATCTACCTGAAGACAAGGTTTATACAGGCAACATGGATAAACGGATATATAAAGAGCCAGAAGTAGTTTACTTTAACAAACTTAATGCAATGGCAATTCAATGTCATCCTGAATGGCATTCTATGACAGCCTATAATTTCAACGCTTGGCTTTTAAACAACATTCAACATTTCATGCTCAAATGAACTACCTTAACAAAGAAACCACTGAACGTCATCCTCATGCAGGTTGGAATAGTTTGTGTGATGGTGGAAAAGTAAAGTGGAATAAGGGAGCTTAACATGCGACTAGGCGCAGATCCGGAGGTCTTCCTCCTGAATAATGGCAAGCTCAAAAGTTCTATTGGGCTTATTGGCGCAGGTAAATGGGACCCAAAGCAACTAGAGGGTTATCCACCTGGATTTACATTACAGGAAGACAATGTTTCTCTGGAGTTTGGTATTCCTCCAGCAGCTACACGAGAGGAGTTTGTTAACAACATTAAAACTGTGATGAAAGGAGGTCTATCAACATTACCGGGCCTGTCTTTCAGCAAGCTTTCTTGCGTTGTTTTTCCTGAACAGGAGCTAGCCCATCCAATGGCACAGGTGTTTGGGTGTGAACCCGATTACAACGCTTGGACAGGTAAGAAGAATGCAAAGCCATCCTCCCCTAATCCCTTTCTGCGCACTGCCGGTGGGCACGTACACGTTGAAACTTCTCTGGATGCCAAGCTTGTTGCTCGTGCTCTTGATTTGTTTCTTGGTGTTCCTAGTGTTCTTATGGACAAAGGAGAGAAACGGAAAGAGCTTTACGGAAGTGCTGGTGCATATCGGCCTAAACCTTATGGGCTTGAGTATCGCACTCTTTCTAATTTCTGGATTTTTAAGGACAAATATATTCGCTGGGTTTGGGATAGCACTGAGCAAGCAATTCTCTGGGTAAACGAAAATTCAGGTGCTTCTAATGCAGTCCTTTCCAATTTTGATGTGGACATTCAAAACTGCATCAATCAAAATGATAAAGAACTAGCAAAAGAACTTGTAGACGTGTTTGATTTGAAGGTTGCTTAAAATGTATGTAAATCAAGACAATTGGGAAGATTGTAAAAAGTATTACGAACATACTTTTACCAAGTTTAAAGAAACTGGTGATACAATTTTCTATATCAACAAGGTTACTCCTGACGATATTGTTGCAGTTGATATCAACAAGAATGAAGTTGGTATTGACCTAACCGTGGGGTACAATCTAGAATATGTAATTCCACGTAAAACGGTCTATCAATATGGCTCACGGGCTTATATGATTAGCCGAATTCCAGCTAAACAATGGAAGAAAGGTATGTGTTCCAGCAATACACAAATTCACTACTTAGACGACCAATGGATGTTAACAGAATTTGATATGAATAAAATTGAGGGTTTTGTAAACAAGCCCTCCTATTTAACTTCTGCTCAAGGTATTCCTAAACTTCTTAATGGAGAATGTGTCAGTATTGCCCTATCTCCACGATTTTCTATGAACAACACGGGATATGTTTATCTAGATTCTTGTATCGTTGGAGAATATTCCTTTTCAAATAACGTTTTAAAAGGTAAAAAGATTTTTGCACCTGAGTTTAAAACTCTCTTTCCTAACACCCAACTAGTATGAACACAGTTAAAGAGCGTTATCATCTTCACAACACCCCAGACACAAAAGTTGTTTTCAAAGAAAATCCACAGCAGTTTCTAGCGGGTGTAGAGTATGAAATTGAAGATATCAAAGACCTCTCTGGTTTATTTGATTTTAGTAAGTTTCAAGTAAAGGAAGACGGCAGTTTACGAAACAATGGACATGAGATTATCACATCACCTAACACATTCTCTGGATGCTTAGAGGATTTCAGTATTATCCATGATAGGATTGATTATGGTGACAAAGCTTTTAGTCATCGAACATCCATACATGTCCATATCAATGTAGCAACATTGGAGATGGCCCAACTAAAACAGCTTATTCTTCTGTATGCCCTAACAGAGCCCCTATTCTTCAATTTTGTAGGTAAGGAACGAGAAGGTTCTATTTTCTGTGTTCCTTTATCCTATACCTATCTACCTTCTCTTTACAAGAAAAGTGCAGACGGCCTGATAGCATCCTGGCATAAATATACAGCATTTAATATTCTTCCTGCTCAAACACAAGGTAGTGTCGAGTTTCGGCATCTATATGGCACTAACAATAAGGAAGTGTTTGAAACTTGGCTTTCTTCAATCAAATCTCTCTATGACTTCATAGTAAATACTCCTAAATTTAACATCATTAAAGAATTGAACAATGTTCCTCAATTGGTACAAAGAGTAGTACCAAAGCTTTTAGAAAAGGGAGACATTTCTATGCTCTCTAATACAATCCTTGACGTTAAACTAGCTGGAGTGTGATCATGCGTTATTCTACTCTGTATGACTATAGTACCTGCGGTATATCTATTTGGCATGATTTTTTCAACCCAAATTGTACACAGTCTAATTATTCACGGTTTGGTGGTATTGACTTTGCTATTGCTGGCTTTGTAGACATGCCAGAATGTGAGAAAGTTTATAATCACATTAAACAAAGACATACAATTGTTTATCAATCTCCTGTAAAGAAAAATAAACATACAGATAACGAGTTCTTTTTTGTGGTGTTTTCAAAAGGCAAGAAGTAATGTGTGGCTTGGTAGGTATGGTGTTAAAGACACAAAGTGGTGGAACTACTGCGGATGCAAACTTATTTGAACAACTTCTATACATTGATGCTTTACGTGGAGATGACAGCACCGGGGTTGCTGCTCTGTACAATGATGGGTCTATCAAAGTCTTGAAAGAGGCGGTTCCAGCAGATATTTTTCGTAACACAAAGGAGTTTGGTAGTTTCCATGCCTCTCTAGTGACTAAGGGTAAAGCTGTTATTGGACACAACCGAAAGAAAACAATCGGAGGTGTTTCAGATGAAACAGCACATCCCTTTGTAATTGACAATCGTTATGTGTTCATGCACAATGGCACATTACATAGCCATAAGCATTTAGCAGACACAGAGGTAGACAGTGAGGCTCTGGGTATTCATTTAACCAAATGTGAAGGTGATAAAGCAGCCATTGAAGAAGCTTTGTCCACTGTGTATGGAGCCTATGCTTGTGCTTGGTTTGACCAGGAAAAAGAGTGTCTTTATTTGTTGAGGAATAAAGAACGACCGTTGCATATAGCAGAAACTACATGGGGTTATATCTTCTGCTCAGAGCCTGGATTTATTGCCGCAGCAGCAATGCGCAACTACACCAAGATTGAAAATATCCGAGAAATTCCAGAAGATACTCTAGTAACAATTGATTGTACAAACATTCACATTGCTCTGACGGAGGAAAAGCTCTCAATAAAAAAATCTATGCCTCCAGCAACTACTATGCTGGGGGCTACGGAAGTTGTTGGGATTAATAGCCTATCCAAGAATGCTCTTAAGAGATTCCGCAAAAATTTCTTGGGGAGGCGTTTAGTCTTTTGGGCCGAAGATTTCATTGAAAAAGACATTAACAATCCTCAATGTATTGATTGGCACATTTGGGGTGAGAACGATGCTTTGACAATAGAGCACATTGTTAGAGGACAAGTGTTTAATATGGATAAACACGAAGTTAATGATATGACAGCCCGACTTCTTTCCGGCATTGTAGAATCTGTAGACATTTTTGAAGGTAAAACATTAGTGATTAATGTTAAACATATCTCCCCCGTAACTCCTAGTATGCAACCAGCATTACATTGATATGAAAATTAGACTCTTTTCTAACCAACTTAAAAGCCAAAGTTTAAAGCGTTTGGCCGAAGGTCTATCAACAAAACTAGGCTACAAAGTTTGGCGATCTTCTAAAATAAAACCGCACCGGATACATTTGCTTTATGGCGATCAAAAAGGTAAACTGGATCAATATTTATTCTTCCAAGAGCAAAAGCTACCGATTCCTCCTTTTACAACGTCTAAAGAAGAAGCGTGTTCTTGGTTATCAAATCCCGGGAATGTCGTGGTTTGTCGAACGCTCACACACTCGTCAGAAGGTAAAGGCATTATTCTGGCAGAGACACCGGATGAGATCGCACCCGCGCCTGTTTACACTCTCTATAAAAAGAAAAAGAAGGAGTTTCGCGTACATGTATTTAGGGACAAGGTAGTTTCTGTACTAGAAAAGCGTCGAAAGAAAGACTGGAATGGACAAACAGACAGTAAAATCCGAAACACTGCTAACGGGTATGTATTTTGCAGTGGTGATGTTGTTGAGCCTGATGGCCTTCGTGAACTGGCTCTTCGTGCTGCTAAAGTGACAAAGAGTGATTTCAAGGGTGTTGATATTGGATATAACGAGAAACTAAACGAATTGTTTGTAATTGAAGTAAATTCTGCCCCCGGAATTGAGGGCTCAAACGTAACCAAGTATATTGAGGAAATTGTCAAGCATGTATAAGCTATTAAACGTCTGCAACGAAACATATGCAGAAGAACACCAAGTCAATCCCATCCAATGGAAGATTGTTCATCCAGAAGGTAAAAACACCTACAAGGATGTAAGTGGGTGGATTGTTTGTAAGGATTTCTTTAACGATTATGCTTTCACTTTAAACACAGGTAAAAGCTTTACTATCTATGGGTATAATGCAGGCAATATGCAACCCACAGATAAAAACCAAGACTTCTTCTGTGCTCTACGTGGCCTTGTTCCTAATTTCTATGGGAACATTGACATGTTTAATGGTTATTTAGAAAGTCAAAACCTACCCCAACTAACGCTAGAAAAAGGTAAGACAGGAGAAGCTCTATTGACAATTCCTCGTTATTACTTAAATAACACTCACCATATCTCTCTAGTGAGTCTGATTGTGCGTCTATGTAACATCCAAAAAGATTTCAAAACGTGGGAATCTCTATGTTCCTTTACAGACTTTGAAGGGGGAGATAGCTGGAAATGGGCACGTGTAGTTAAGAAGGGAGCATTCTTTAAGGTTCCAGAAAAGCTTAAGGAATTTGTTTATTATGTTGGACCTAAACACAACAACAAGACAGTGATGGACGGATATCATCTAGCAAGTTTGGTTCATAACAACGGTGTTCTTTCGTGGCAAGAACAGTTTTAATCCACTTTGGAGGAACGACAAAGTGATTCGTAAATCAATGCTACATGCCACAGACGCAGGTCAACTTGTGAATCCACATCCACAGGCTAAATATCTTTCTGACATTATCTCTCGTGTCAAGCAATATGACAATTTAATCAACCCCAAAACCGGATTGTCTGAAACAGAAGATGCTTATTTAAAAGGCTATCAGGATGGTATTAAAGAGGGATTTAAGCAGGGTGTTTCTTGGATTAAGGGGAAATAATGACAATTGATCCAGGAGCTTTTGCTTTTATTTGTTTTGTTTTTGGTGTGGTTGTTGGACTTTTAATTTCTTCTATTAAAATTAGTTAAAGTATATGAAAACGAAAGGTCAAATATTATATGAATGGCGCCACCCAAAATATATAAAAGTCTATACAGACGCCTTTAAAGAGAATCAAATTTTAATAGAAAATCCTGAATTTTATCCTTCTTGGAAATATTTAACAAAAGAGTGTCAATCTTCTTATGAAAGAGAAGCTAAAACCCATTATATCACTTATAATATAAAAACATGAATTATTACATCACGCTACACATTAGCACTTATCTTTTAATTATGATTGGGGTATTTCTTTGTGGTGTTAAAGCAGGTATGTCAAAATGAAATGTTATTGCTGTGACAAAATCTTATCCAACTACGAAGCTACCTTACGTAGACGAGGTACAGATGAATTCACTGATATGTGTTTAAAATGTCTTAAAGGTCTATCAATTGCTACACAAGGCAACCCTCAACTGCTTCTGGAAAAGCAAATGCCAGATGCAGAAGAGTATAATGAAGACCCAACATTTAATTTAGATTTATATAATAGCTTAGATGAAGAAGGAGATGAAGTATGATTGTCTACATTGTAACTCGCGGTTTTGATTATGAGGGAGAAGATATCGTCGATGTGTTTGATACTAAGGAAAAAGCAGAGCAAAAAGTAGAATACTTAAAACAACAAAATTCTTCTGGCCTTCTTTGGGGAGATTTTTTTAACATCCATGAATTTGAGGTTCAGTGAGTGACTTTTTATATCATGAAGCCTGCCCTAAATGTGGCTCTAGCGATGCTAAAGCAGTGTATGTCGGAGGAGGAGCATTTTGTTTCTCCTGTCGAACAGCGTTTCCTCCAACAACTTCCCCTTATTTGTTTAAACCTAAAGTAAATGGACAAGAAACTAATAGCACAACTGAAGGGGATGGGAAAGAAAGCCTCACCCTCCCCTCCGGCTGCACCCAAGAATACACCAAAGAAACAATTGAATGGGTTGGTCAGTTCGACCTTGGAGTGGCCGAGTGTTTACGAAGGAACGTATACAGCGAACCTTTCCGCAAACAAACCATCTTCACTTTCTGGTCTGGGGACGGCAGATCCCAATTGGGAGGAACTGAAGAGCATTTACGAGAGTTTAAAAGTAAAAGTTCCAAAGGATTACCCGCCCATCTTCTCCTTTACCAAGCCCGCAACCACTCGCCGCTATCTAAACAGAGATACTTCACCAAAGGCAACCCAAACGACTGCCTCCCCATCTACTATACAGACCATCCTGGACGACGATCCTCAGTTTTAGTTGTTGTTGAAGATTGCTTGAGTGCCATCAAAATAGCCTCTACAAGCGATTGTATGCCTGTGTTGGGTAGCGACCTATCACCCATCAAAATAAAACGCTTGGCGGGCGTATATGGTGCCTTCCTGATATGGTTGGATGGGAACATGTTCCACAAAGCACAGAAGATTGCTAGAAAGCTTCAGTTTTTGGGATGTTCAGCAGAAGCAGTCTATACCGACCTCGACCCAAAGTGTTACAAACATGACAAAGTTCTTGACTTCCTACAGAAAGTGTAGTATACTAAATGTATAAACTTACAATAGAATATATAAAAGAAGGTGGTGTTTTACCTAAAGGTTTCATTAGATGTATATCTTTAGAAAATAAAGATAACTTTAATATTTATATAACTCAATTAAATACAAACTCTTGGAAAGTATTATCTATAGATTGTATTGAAACTAAACCTATTAAGTATTTAAATCGTGTTTAAGTATAAACTCTTATGCAAAAAGAAAACAGCTCTCCATGATGTTGGAAATATAGCTGAAGTTACAGGAAAAAAAGAATACTGGATAACGTTTTGTAATGTAAATTCAGATACTTGGGAATTCTTAGGAGAAGTGGATTCTGTTGAATCCAATGCTGTAGAATCTTTTCCTGTTAAGCCACCGGCTGCCAAGCCTATTGTTGTTAAACCTATTAAATATCTCAATCGTGTCAATAACAATAATTTGTAAGAAACATACAGGTTTACATGCAATAGGAGATAAAGTAGTAATTACTGACAATATAGATTTTTACTTAAAGTTGTTAAACAACAATAATAACATTTTCAGTGAATTTTGGTGTTTGTATACCGATAGTTTTACACTTCCTAAATCAACTAGGAAATATTTAAACAGAAAGGAATCTATTGCAACCTGAACTTAGCTTAATCAAATCCTTTCTTTCTTATTCTGTATGGGAACAACATTCTGCCGATATAACCTCAGCAGACATGCCAGAGGAACTAAAACTCTTATATCGAACATTAAACAGCTTTCACGAAACAAACGAAGCCAAGCAAGACCTACACATTCTTGACTTGGCTTCTCTGTTTTTTGCTAACAATCCCAAAGATAAAGAATATTATGAAGGTGTATTCTCCACTCTCGAAACATATACACCCAATGTTAAAGCTGTCGAAACACTTATCTCCGGCATCAAGCGGTCTAAGATACTTCGTGAACTGTCCATCAAGAGCTATGAGGTTGCGGAGGGCAAATCTCAGTACGACTCTCTACAGAAACTTCTCGACAGTTTACAGCAAACCCCGAAAGACGTTGATGACAAGCAAGAAACCTTCGTTACTGACAATTTACAAGACCTTTTAAATGACACATACAAACAACCGGGATTTCGATGGAGACTTAAATGCCTTAATGAATCCCTTGGAAGTCTTCGTAAAGGAGACTTTGGATTTATCTTTGCAAGACCGGAGACAGGAAAAACTACTTTTCTTGCGTCAGAAATTACAGAATTTATCCAGCACTGTGGCACAGGGCCTATTATCTGGTTCAACAACGAAGAGCAAGGCTCCAAAGTCATGCTCCGGGTCTATCAAGCCTACTTCGGAATAACCCTTGAAGAACTTTATTCAAACATACCTAAGTATCAATCGTTATTTACAGAACAAACTAAAGGCCGTTTTAAGCTCCTCGATCTTGCTTCAATTGACCGGAAAACGGTAGAGAAAGTTTGCAAGAAACACAACCCATCGCTCATCATATTCGACCAGATTGATAAAATCAAGGGTTTCGATGCCGATAGAAAAGATTTGGTTCTTGGGGCAATTTATCAATGGGCAAGAGAACTCGCTAAAACGTATGGCCCGGTTATCGGGGTTTGTCAAGCCGACGGTACAGGAGAAAATGTACGGTACCTTACGATGGGGCACGTTGCAGATGCTAAAACAGCCAAACAAGCGGAAGCCGACTGGATTTTGGGCATCGGTTGCATTCACGATACGGGATGGGAAAGTGTAAGATTTTTAAATATCTCTAAAAACAAACTTATGGGAGATGCAGACAGCAATCCCAAGAAACGACATGGACACATGGAAGTGTTAATCAAACCTGAAATTGCACGTTATCAAGATTTATGAACATCGACTTTGGTATCTTAGACACCTACCACAACATTTTAACCAATGTTAAACAAGCAGGAGCAGATTGTGCTATTGTTGCTGGAGGTGCTGTTCGTGATATGCTATTAGGTAAAACCATCTCGGACATTGATGTGTTTTACGAAACATCTGTAGATGTAAATGATTTTGGAGAGTGGTTAGATTGGAATGTTTTAATGTACCATTTCAAAAATAATCCTACTGTTGACAATTCATTACACGAAGATTATGATAACCCAGAATGGATAGTTACACATGGTAATCTTTTACATAAACACTCAGGATTTAAGGTTCAACTTATCAAAGTTGACAACGTATATGAGCATGTAAATTCCTTTGGATGCAATTTAAGCAAGGTTATTTACAGCGCAGAGAATGGTCTTATCATGTCCGAGGAATTCCTAGACAGTGTTAAGTTTGGTGTGCTAGAATTTACAGACGCTAAAGAAACATATAAGAACAAGATTATGGCAAAATATCCAGAGTATGCAGTTTCAGTGTCTTGATTACATATGAGTAATATTTGGTTTTGTTCTGATCTTCATTTTGGTCATAAGAATATACAAAAGTTCCGTCACCATATTTCTTCGGAAGAAGAAAATAGACAAAAAATTAAAGAAGATTGGTGTAAAGTTGTCACCAAGCGAGATGAGGTTTATGTTCTTGGAGATGCTTGTTTTACAATGGAGACACTCCAAGACCTCAAAGAACTTCCTGGACACAGGAAACATCTAATTAGAGGTAACCATGATTTACTAGACACACAAGCATATCTATCTGTGTTTTCTAATGTTTATGGTCTGTTAAAATATAAAGAGTTTTGGCTTAGCCATGCTCCTATACATCCAAACGAACTTAGAGGAAAGACTAATCTACAATGGCCACGTTATGCAACATGGCCACGTTACTTTAATTGCTGTGTTGAAAATGTCTATGCTCTAAAACAACGGAGTTTAATTTCTCTAGATGAACTCAGAAAACATCTTAACCTCTGACTTTGAAGTAACAATATTCAATAAAGGCAATCCCTTTGACCTACGCAACTCGGCAGTGTGCCTCGGGTATAAGTTTAACAACTTATCCTCTAGCTGTTTGTTTAATTTACCATTAATACACTCGTACATAGCAGAAGATAAACCTAATTTATATGTATTCTTCAATGCAAAATTTGATTTGCACTGGTATCGTAAGTGTGGTGTTGATGTTAGCTCCTGGAAAATTTGGTGTTGTCAACTTGCAGAGTTCTTATTATCGGGCCAGACACAGAGATACCCTAGCCTTGAAGAGACTTCTGTTAAATATGGGCTGGGACACAAAAAGGATATTGTCAAGGAAGAGTTTTGGCAAAAGAACATTAACACTGATTGCATACCACCGGACATTCTTGCAGACTATTGTCGTCAAGACGTTGATTTAACTTATGCTATCTACCTAAAACAATTAGAACAATTTCAAGACAATCCACTCCTATTCAAACTGTTCAAGCTCCAATGTCAAGATTTGCTTGTTCTAGAAGAGATGGAATGGAATGGCTTAGTCTTTGATGAACAGAAATGCCTAGACACAGCAGATGTATTGGACAAGGAAATTGAACAGATTAAAGAAGGTCTATCAAAAGTTTATCCAGATGTGCCAATCAATTTCAACAGTGGTGATCAGCTTTCGGCTTTCCTCTTCGGGGGTGTTATCAAGGAAGAAACAAAAGAGCACATTGGTTTTTTCAAGACGGGGGACAAAGCAGGACAACCAAAATACAAGAATGTGATTAAGGAGCATGTGTTGCCAAGGCTTGTAGAGCCTGGTAAAAGCACCAAGAAAGACGGGGTGTTCAAGACAGATGAGGCCACCCTACGGAAGCTTAAAGGAAAGGCCGCCAAGACCTTTGTAGGTCCCTTGCTGAGGCTTGCTGAATTGGACAAACTAAATTCAACCTATTACAGAGGACTTGTTAACAAGAGGATAGAAATGAATTGGCCTGAAGGTGAAATACATGGGCAGTTTAATCAGGTGGTGGCAGGTACAGGACGGCTCAGTAGCAGTAGTCCCAACCTACAGAATTTCAGTGGTGAGTGTCTCGATATCTTCATAAGTCGTTATTAATATGTACTACCTAAACAACCCAACCAAAAAAAAACCTGAGCCTAAGCCAGTGTTTATTAAACCTAAAACAACTAAGACATTTTTTATTCCATATTCTTGGCATAATATAGGAATAACTTTAACATGGCCTACAGTCAAACCTCTTTTAGATCAACAAGGATTCACTATAGATCAAGGGAAGCAAGGGCATTTAAAATGTGAGTTTGTTCCTGACAATGAATATCCTTTTACACCTATTCCTAAATATGAACCTGAAACAACTAGCGAAAGCCTCGGATTACACGCCTGACCAACAACGTTATTATTTAGAGCACTTGAAAGAAATAGATGCATTAGACTTTGTTCTTGCTTTAGTTTATTTAGCTTATCAGGAAGGTGTAGATGACGGACAAGCAAATCCAGACATGTAAATGTTAATACAATGTGACGCTAGCCAACTAGAGTGGCGAGTAGCTGTTGAACTTAGCCAAGACCCAATAGGGTTACAAGAAATATTAAACAAGGAGGATACACATACCAAGAACCAACAAGCCCTTTTCCTTCCCTCAAGACTTATTGCTAAGATTTTTCTCTTCCGTTAAAGATTAGCGGCGTATATTAGAAATAATATATGTAAATTCTGTGAATTCAGGGGAAGTCCAGACCGGACAATCCTGAGCCAAGCTTAAGATTTTTCTATTTCGTATATTGACTTCTTCCTCAGAATATAGTATAATAAAGGTATAGGAGGATTTATATGAAAGAAAAAAGATGTTTACATTGTGATTGTTCTTTTGTTCCTACTGGACAAAACCAAAAGTTTTGTTCTAAAGAACATCAACATGCTAGAAGTGTGTTTGAAGGTAAGTGGAAACACTATAGAGATACCTTTAATGCAAAACAAGGTGTTGTTGTTGGTATAGGATCAGGAAGATTAACAGGAACAGGACTCAAAAATCCAGCTTATACTAATGGACGATGTGCTTTTAGAAATTTTGCACGGCGTTTAAAAGAATTAGGTGTTCCTTGTAATCATTGTGGTATAGATTTACGTACAGCTACACGTGGTAATTGGCTAGGTCATCATAAAGACCACAATCCCAACAATAATGATTTAAATAATCTTGTGTTGTTGTGTAAAAAATGCCATCACTATCATCATGAAGTTTATCGTAATCTACCTAGTCTTAAGAAGGTGCAACGACTATCCCGAAAGGGAGTAGAGAGCAGTGCTCTCGAAGCGCAGAACATCCTAAAGGATGATGATATAGTCTGAGCTATGTAGGAATACATAGAGAGTGTATGGAAACGGTACACTCGTAACACAACTGACAATTTTTCGTGGCTCTGGGTTTAGTTTTGCTAACGATCCCGATTTTATGCATGTTAGCACTAGTGCAAAATATTGGGACGAAGCGAACGAAAAGTTCTATAAGAAATACAAAGGTTTAGATGACAAGCACAAAGAGTGGGCCAATTTAGTTATTGAGGGAAAGCCTTTAGTAGGACCTTTAGGAAGATTTTGGCCTATCAAAATGGCAACTGACTATAAAGGAAACTTAGTAATCCCATGGACCCTTCTCGCAAACTATCCTACCCAAGGCACCGGTGCCGATGTGATGACTATTGCGAGGGTAAGTTTTATGAATCGCTTAAAGAAACTAAAGCTAGATTCCGTGAAACTCGTCTCCTCTGTACACGACTCAATTGTGGTGGATTCTCCAGCAGAACATCTACACTTAGTAGCAATAATGTTCCACGAAGTATTTAGAGACCTACAAGCAAACATCAAGAAATTGTTTGGATATGAGTGGAAAGTTCCACTTGCTTGTGAGGTGAAGTACGGACCTAACATGAAAGATATGGAGAAATATGAATTGACTTAACAAGCCAGATGTGGTAAAATATTGTTTTAAACATAAAGGAAAACATGCAAATCGAAGTTATTCAAGTTAAAAAAGAACATAAGACAGCTAAGACAGCTTATGTTCTGTTAGAAGTTACCTACAAGCAACTAGGTGGTGCCTACGCAGGTAAGGTAGCAAGCAAGAAACTAATCAGCTTTAGTCAGCCAGACGGTGCTTATAAAGCACTAGCTGATGCAAAGCCTGGAGAAGTGTACACAATCACCTCTAAGAAAAATATGGAGAGTGGGTTTATTGATTGGCTTGATGCTAAACAAGAAGCTCCAAACACAGGGGAATCCTCGTACACACCTAACCAAGAAACAACAAAGACAATGACTGTAGCAAAATCAACATACGAAACACCAGAAGAACGAGCCAAGAAGCAAATTTATATTATCAAGCAAAGCTCTCTTTCCACAGCCTTAGAGCTTGCAAAGCTTAACAACCCTAAGGGTGGACTTTCTGTGCTAGAGCTTACCAATGTAGCACAGGCATTGGTTGATTGGGTTGTTGCTTCACCATCGGTTCCAGCCACTGAGAATCTAAGTGATGTTCCAGACTAATTATGTTTATTGATTTTGAAAAGCCAAGACATTGGAGAAATTCATTTTATTGCCACGTAATTTTAAACTTAAAGTTAGGAGTACAAAGATGTACAAAATTTATAAAGATGACAAACGTTACAACAACAAAGTGTTTGATAGCTATGAAGAAGCCCGTAAATACGTTCGACGTAAAGCAACGCAGCTTGTGGGATTCTATGATGATTGCATTGGGTGGTTAGGATTTAGCATTAAGGCAGAATGAAAATCCCTAAGCAATTCCAACTCGGTGGAATTGTGTGGAAAGTAGAAGAACAGCTTAGTGTTCCAGGCGCTTATGGCGCCTGCCATAATGGAGAAGCTAAAATTGTTCTTCTATCCTCTATGCCAAAGCAAGTTAAACAACAAACCTATTGCCACGAACTTGTCCATGCCATCTTGTTCTCTATGGGTAAACCAGCAGATCAACATGACGAAGTGTTTGTAGATGCGTTTGGTACATTCCTACATCAATATCTAAATCAATGAATAAACATTTAAAGTGTGCTATTAAAGTTGCTTTTTCTCCTGTAGTTTTACTTTTTGCTCTTTCTCTTCTTTTTATACAAGTACCGGTTACTCTTATTCAAGGAATGCTGCTAATTTCAGGTTGTATAGAATATGATCTAAAAGACCCTTGGTTTTTTAGTATTTTTGATTGGTATTCTAAATTATGAAAGAACTTGCTCTTCTAGACGGAGATATTTTATGTTATCGTTGTGCTGCATCAGCAGAGAATGATCCACAAGAAGTGGCATTGCAGCGTTTAGATGACCTTATCAATCGTATTACACATGAAACAAATAGCATAGAATATCGTGTGTTCTTGACTGGAGAAGACAACTTTCGATATAAAATTTATCCCGAGTATAAAGCACATCGTAAAGACAAGCCTAAACCGAAATGGCTACAACAATGCCGTGAATATCTAGTAGTACAACACAAAGCCTCTATCAGTGAAGGTAATGAAGCTGATGATGAGATTGCCATAGAGCATCAGACTAGAGGTCTATCAACGGTGGTGGCGTCAATTGATAAAGACTTCCTACAGCTTCCTGGTTATCATTACAACTTTGTAAAAATGGAAGAAACGTTTGTATCCCCGCTAGACGGCCTTCGTTTCTTTTATTCACAAGTCATCACAGGTGACGCTAGCGACAACATTCCCTCGTTTGACAATAAGCTGCGCCACACTGTCCCTAAATTTGTACAGAAAATCTTGGAGCCTCTTCAAATAATGACCGAAGAGATAGATATGTACAAATATGCTTTGGGTGTGTATGAAACAGAGTTTGGCAATCCTTTAGGATTTAAACACATAGAACGTATATTCCACCGCAATGCTAGCCTTCTGTGGCTACAAAGAAAGGAAGGTGATATTTGGAAACCTATTTACGACCGTGTCCCTTCTGTGGAGGTATAAATACACAAATAAGAGAGCAATTGTATTGGACAGGTAGTAGAAATACAATACTCAATACTCAACTTATACATTGGTGTGAATTTAAACCCTACACTTCTGTAATACAACTAAAATATGATACAAAAGAGGAGGTGATTGCTGCTTGGAATGGACTAAAGCAAGAAAACACAGCTTCATTGTAAGTGTATTGAGAGCAGGGTCACGTCGATGGCCCCCTAAATATGAAACATTAAACGCTGCTAAAACAGAAAAGAAAAGAAACATCAAGTCAGGCCGGGAGGCCCAACATTTCACTTGCAACGGATGTAAGCAAGAATATACATCCAAAGACGTGCAAGTTGACCACATCATTCCTGTCATTGACCCTGCAACGGGGTTCACCACATGGGACGCTTTCATTGAGCGTTTGTTCTGTGACAGGGACAATCTCCAAGTGCTATGTACAGAATGTCATAACCTTAAATCGAAAGAAGAACGACAATGGAAATCAACCAAACAATTAAAACAGCCCAAGGAACCGTCAAGTTCCAAGGGGAGCTTACGCAAGAGGAAGCCGACTACGTAATTCAAACTGGCCTCAGCTATCTTCTGTCTCGTGGAGAACTGCCCTTTACAGTGGTAGAGAATGAAGATGATTTAAAGGATTATTATGGTGGAACAGAAAGTGAGCAATAAGAAGTACACTTGTCAATTCTGTCAACAAAAAGAGGCAGTCATTACAGATAGCGGAGAGTCTTTTGACGGAGGAGACGATTGGTACATGATGTTGTGTACTTCTTGTAGTAAAACTTGGAAGTTGTGGATAGAACATGACTAAGCACCTCGTGATACCTGACTGCCAAGTTAGACCTGGAGACGATTTAACTTACTTAGAACATATAGGGAAATACTTAGTTGAGAAACAGCCTGATGTTATCATTTGTATTGGGGATTTTGCGGATATGCCTAGCTTGTCTAGTTATGATATTGGCAAAAAATCTTTTGAAGGTAAGCGGTATGTCAGCGACATTGCCAGTTCACATGGGGGCATGGAAGCTCTGCTGGGCCCGCTCTGGTCCTTTAACAAATCTCGTGTTCGACAACATAAAAGCCGGTATGTTCCAAGGATGGTTCTCACACTCGGAAACCACGAAAACCGAATAAACAAAGCTGTAGAGAATGATGCAAAGCTTGAAGGGGTGTTGGACATTAATCACCTCAAATATAAAGAATATGGTTGGGAGGTGTTTCCATTTCTTGAGGTTGTCGTTATTGACGGTGTGGCTTATAGTCACTATTTCACTACTGGCACTGCTGGTAGGCCTGCTAGCTCTGCTCAAGTACAGCTTACTAAAAAGCACATGTCTTGTGTGGCAGGACACCAGCAAGGTTTGCAAATTGCTATGGGCAATAGAGCAGATGGTTCCCAAATCACCTCTATCATTGCGGGAAGCTGTTATGAGCATGATGAAGATTATATGGGACCCCAAGGAAACAAACATTGGAGAGGGGTGTTGATGCTTCATGATGTTCATGATGGCAACTTCGATGTCATGCCGGTCAGTTTAAAATATTTACGGAAGAAATATGGATGATGTAAACAAAAAGCAAGTCGGAGGAACTCACTATCAGCACCTTAATCCTGCTCCTTGGGATGTGATTTTGGAATGGAACTTAGGCTATTTAGAAGGCACTGCCCTTAAATATATAGCCAGATGGAAAGACAAGGGTGGCATTGAGGATATCAAGAAAGCCATCCATTTCTTAGAAAAACTTGTTGAGACGGAAACGTCAAAAGGAAAATAATGTTAGATTCTTATTTTTACACTTTGTACGCTATTACCACATTAGCCATTATTACAGAATGGCTTGGTGCTTTTCTACACAAGCCCTGGGTAAAGTATTTAAAAGCGGGTAGCCGCACAGTGTTTCTAATTGCCATTGTGTTTAGCCTACATACCATGAGCAGCAATGTCGGTGAATTTGCTGTGACAATGTGGAGCCAAATGCAACAACTGTTCTTCATGGTGTCATCTAAGGGCAGCTAATGTATAACAACTTGGATGAGCTAAAACAACTAATCGCCGCCAAGTTGTCCATTGAAGAAATTTTAGATGTTCTAGGGTGGACCTCTATAGAACTAGTGGACGCTCTAGAACCTTACATCAATGAACAACAGGAAGAATTTGAACGGGCTGTTGAATGACAGGCACTAAAAGCTATAAAGAGAAAAAAACAGAACAAGAGCGTGGACGTAAGCGCTATCTAGAACGTTTAATTGAAGAGCAAGAAGCAGAGAAAGAGATACAAGAGTATGAAAACAGCACAGATGGAAGTGACGCTCCTGGATTGGATGGGGAGCGATCTAAGTATATGCAACGCAGCGAGGGTAAGTTTCCATAAAGAAACTGCTCTTTCGGATGGAGTCCTCCAAGAGCGAGATATTAAGCTTCTTTCCTATCTAGCTAAACATAATCACTGGAGTCCCTTCGCTCATTCTTCTCTTTCTTTTCGTATTAAAGCCCCAATCTTTGTTGCTCGACAACTAGGTAAGCATCAAGTGGGACTTGTATGGAATGAAGTGAGCCGTCGCTATGTAGACGAAGAACCAGAAATTTGGTTCCCAGACGTATGGCGAGGTAAACCCACTGGTAATATTAAACAGGGTTCAGCGGGTGAGTGGCATGACACAGAAATCGGTGCCGCTTATGAATTGCTAGAGGACCTCGTTACCACTTACAGTGGTATGGTAGCTCGGGGATGTGCTCCAGAAATGGCTCGAATAATTCTTCCTCAAAACACAATGACTGAATGGATTTGGAGTGGAAGTTTAGCTGCCTTTGCTCGTGTTTGTAAGCTTCGTCTAGACCCACACGCACAAGAAGAAACCCGCCAAGTGGCACAACAAATTAACGACTTAGTTCCACAAGAGCTAAGTCATTCATGGAAAGCTCTTATGACATGAGAAAAAGTGTAGTCTCTGATAATTTAGAAAAGATAGCAGCTTTAGAAAACAAAGAGCACTCAGGCACTGTTTCTGGTTACTCTATTTCTGCTTGTCAGCTAAAGATTGGTGAAATACTACGTGTTGTTGCAAATTCTTTCCCCGTGTCTTATCTTGAAGCAGACTACTCTGTTAAAGACGACAATAAATATATAAACTTAACTGTCACTTACCGAATTAAAAAATAAAGGAAACCTATTGACAACCCATCAATTTAAAAACTCTTTTGCAGAAAACATCTTCCGATACAAGTATGCACAAGGTCCTGCTGATACGTGGCCTAAACTATGTGAACGCCTAGTTGCTGATGTATGTGGACCAACACAAACACAGTCGGCTCTATTATCAGCCGAAGATCGAAAACAACTGTTAGAATACATGGTAGACATGAAGTTTCTGCCTGGGGGACGTTATCTCTATTATGCTGGTCGTCCACTACATGCATGGAACAACTGCTACCTACTACGTGCCGAAGAGGATACACGAGAAGAATGGAGCAACGTAACATGGCGAGCAATGTCTTGTTTAATGACGGGAGGCGGAATTGGAATTGACTACAGCCGCTTGCGCCCTTCAGGCAAGGCACTTAGTCGCACGGGTGGAACAGCAAGTGGCCCTATTCCACTCATGTATGCGATCAATGAAATTGGACGCAACGTTATGCAAGGAGGATCGAGACGATCTGCTATCTATGCAAGCCTCAATTGGCAACATGAAGATATTACTCAGTTCCTTGGAGCAAAGAATTGGAGCACTGTTGTCCGAGAACAAAAGCTAATCGACTTCAACTTTCCAGGTCCTCTGGACATGACCAACATCAGTGTTAATTATGATGACGCTGCTTTGTATGGTCAAGGTGTGTTACAGAAATTAGACGAATGTCCTGTTTTTATTGAGAATGTAAAACAAGCAATGAGCACAGGAGAACCTGGATTTAGTTTTAACTTTGGGAATAAACAGAATGAAACACTTAGAAATGCTTGTACGGAGGTTACTTCTGAAGATGACAGTGACGTCTGTAATTTGGGTAGTATCAATATGGGAAATATATCTTCGTTGGAAGAATTCAGAGGTATTGTTTCTCTTGCCAGCAAGTTTCTTGTCTGCGGAACCCTTAGGGCCGATCTTCCTTATGAAAAAGTCTACAAAGTTAGAGAGAAAAATCGTAGACTGGGTTTGGGACTTATGGGTATTCACGAATGGCTCCTCCAACGAGGAAACAAATATGAAGTGACCCCAGAGTTGCACTCTTGGCTCGCGGTATATCGAGATGAATCAGTAAAGGCAGCAAACGAACATTGTGATCGCTTTTATATCTCGCGTCCAGTTGCCTATCGGGCAATTGCTCCTACAGGAAGTATCGGCATTTTAAGTGGCACTTCCACGGGTGTTGAACCTCTATTCGCAGTGGCTTACAAACGACGCTTTCTCACTGAAGGAACTAAATGGAAATATCAATATGTCATCGACGGAACAGCACAAGCCTTAATTGATAAATATGGTGTTAAACCTGATAGCATCGAGAGTGCTCTAGACCTTTCTACCAAGTATGAACAGCGCATCAAGTTCCAAGCGGACATACAAGATTACGTTGACATGTCAATCAGTTCAACCATTAATCTACCCTCTTGGGGAAGTAAAGATAACAACCCCGACAAGATCGAAGAGTTTACAAAAACTCTTGCTAAATATGCTCCACGGTTACGAGGGTTTACTTGTTACCCAGACTCAAGTCGAGGAGGTCAACCCCTAACCTCTGTACCTTATGAGGAAGCCATTAAACATCGAGATAAGGTTTATGAGGAGGTTGTCGACATATGTGAATTTACAGGCCACGGAGGAAGCTGCGGCGTATAAAAGAAAAGGGCCCTTAGTGGGCCCTTTTTTCGTTCATAAGAATGGTGGTCGATATCGACCTAACACAGATTGAGGATTGAATATTTCCTCTTTTGGATAAACACCGTTAGGTGCTTGTTGCATCATCCTATACAAAAACGGTTGGTATTTCTCCATCCATACATCTGGACTAACAGGCAAACTATCTGTAAATATGGTACCTAGGTTAGCATCTCCTTGCATCTCTATAGGGGCTTCTCCAGGAAAGCCCCAAGCTCTGCGTAGTTCCATCATCTTGGCTACACGCTTCCTATCCTCTGCTTCTGCATCAAACTGATGAAAGAGTCCTCTAAGGTCCATTTAAATCACCTCCATAGCCCTATGCAAAAGTTTCATCCTATCAGCATATCCATTCAACCCACCGTTAATACGACGAGTGATAAGCTCAAATTTACCTTGGTCAGCCAATGCATTTAAGTTTTTCTTATACCAATACCATCCAGCAGTACGACACGCATTTTCCGGTGTTTCTAATAACTCTGGAGTTTTCAGACAAGGTATACCCAGAGCAAGTGAAACAAGTGCGTAATTACTCTTACCAGTTATTTGAATCAAACCTCGCCCCTTGTAGCGAACCCCATCTCCGTCTGTTGTGTTTCCCAAGTCAAGCCTACCCTCGTAGGCTGTACCTGACGCTAATTCTCGCACATACTTCAATTGCCCACTCTCATGCCCTATCTGGGCAAGGAACATCCTCAAACGCGCAGGAGTGTTTATTTCAAATTCATCAAACGTGTTTTCAAGGTGGGGGAGATAAAGGTCTATCAACTTAGACGGCGCGCTTTTGTAAATGTGTTGTAGTTGCTCTTTAGTCAGCATTGTAAGCCTTATATCTGTTGAGAGAGCCTATTGATCCAGAAGGAACACCTTCCATACGTTGTTTACGTGTTTTGCGGCTCTCAATTAAGTCTTGCTCAAGGGCAGACATTAATGTCGTGGGGTCTCCTCCACGAGCAATGTAGATATCTTTGTATTTGGTAAAGTCTTCTGTCTGTACAAAACCAGAGTCACGACGAACACCAATCTTCATCTTTGTCAACACCTTTTTACGAGCCTCATCATCACTGAGTTTAGATAAACTGTCTGTCCACAAACGCTGTTTGTTCTTGCTCTCTTCCATAGAGGTGAGGCCAAACTGACGTAGCTTCCAATCCCAATCTGTACGGGGATAATCCAGGCGCTCCTCTTTATCTAGACGGGCGCCTGTTTTTTCGTCTTTAAACAAAGCATTTTCAACAAGGCCACGGGTGCTGGAAGGACTCCAAGCAAGTGCAGCATTCTTGGCTGTTGTTTCGTTTGGATCAAGAGCTAGGTCTGTAGCACTACCGATCATGTTCCCCATAGTTGTGGCATAGGGAGTAATGAAGTCAGCAAAGCTATTAGGTGCAACATCAGCCATACCTAAACGACTCTGTACGTTGATGTTGAAATAGTCTGATAAAAAGCCATCCTGTGCCCATGTAGGTAGGTTTTTTAGAGCAGTTTCACGGATAGTTTGACGCTTACCCATCTTATCTGTAATGGCACCAAACAACTTATCTGCTTCTTCATAACCTGTAGCACCAGTGATTCCTGCTGTTAAAGCAAAGATAGCTAAACCACTTAGCAGAGGAGCTACATCTCCCTGTGAAAAACGACGCATCCAGTCAACTTGCTGGCCCATAAAGCCATGTTGGAAAGTTTTAAGCGCACCACCCATCTTACCAATCTCACCCATCTTGTTGTACATCATAGGACGTTCAGGTGCTGTGTAATCAATCATTGCATACTGTGTTTTGTTATACGCTAGGTCTAAGATTTCTTTCTTGGGAAGTCCACTGTTCTCCAGCATACGAGCAAAAGCAAAGAACACAAACGGACGTGTAGCTGCTTCACCAGCAATACGGTTCCAGTCAGCCATACGGTCAAAAGTACGACCAACTTTACCTTGTGTAATCTTGGATACATCCTCAAACTCAGAGAAGTTCATCAGTCCGTTGTCATGAGCATAGTCAAGGATATCCTTCTGGAAACCCTCAACAGGAGTGTCAAACCACTTGTTAGTTAGGGCAGTGACAGCATCAATACTAGCCTTACCTAAAGCTTTAGTAAACTCAGGTGTACTAACATCGGCATTACGAGCAAGTCCTAGCATCTCAGGAATAGCTGTTTGTGGAACCTGCACAAGCTGCATGACAAGGAATGGCATGTTGAACATACCCATTGTAAGCTGACCCATACGTTTAGACAGTTGATGTACAACTGCTCTAGGAACAGAAGGACCTACACCCAACATCTCAAAGGGTTTGTCTAACAAGGTGTTAAAAGCACCACCTGTATCTCCCACACCTCGACCTGTAGCATGTCGCATATATTCAGCAATATATTCCTTGGCATTCTGCATGTGGTCGAGAGCAGGATTGTTCATCAATCCTGTAACATCTGTCTGTGTCTTGAGCATTTCATAGCTCATAGCAGCCTCTTCCAGATATTTAAAGAAAGCTTTCATACCTTCATTAGTGTTGGTATTAATGTCTTTCCAAGGCTTGCTACCCTCACTACCAAAAATACCTTTCTTCTCAATAGCGTGTAGGTTGGCTCCGTACATCTCACTACCAACCTGAGCAGTAATTTCCTTAATCTTATCTTGTACTTCCTTAAAGGCAGCGTCATTACCACCTAATAAATCCATAATCTTAGCCATGTCACCTAGCATAGTGACACTCTTACCCTTACCACCCAGGTTTGTTCGAGGCAGGTCTTCTGCTTTGGCACCTGGGTATTTTTGTTTTAGCTCATCAGAAAGCTTCTTGATGATGCGATTGCGTTGCCAAGAAGTGTCAGCAGAGATAATACCAATAGGCTCGTAGACAGGCTTGCCTTGCTTATCCAGCACAGCAACACCATCCTTCATCTTAGGCACAGAGAAGATGGTTTTATAATCACCTGTAAACACACCAGGGCGCCATCCAGGACGCTTACGGAAGCCTTTGAGTCCTGCCTTCTCATAGCTCTCTTGTGCCTTGCTATAAAGCTCGTCAGAGGCTTTATAGAGCTTCTGCATAAACTCAACCTGTGTTTCAGTCATTCCATGAGAACGTAACTGTTCAGGAGTGAACACCTTCTCTTTCTCGTCTCCAATACCCCAAACCTGCCACACAGCATTCTTTTCATCCTGAGACATGCGTTCCCATAGAGGACCCATGCCTTGCTTGTCAGTAATGTGAATACGTGCAAAGTTCTCCGCTGAGCGAAAGCCTTTGCGGACAGTGTCACGGACATATTTGATGAATGGGTTGTTTGTAGCTCCAGCAATGCGGTTGATACCGTTGGTGATGGTTTTACCACGCATCAGTTGGTCTTTACGGATATCTTTGTACTCAGGAGCAGCAGCTACAACTTCCTCTGGTGTAGTGAAATTGGAACGGAAACCTTCGTCAGTGCCTAATAGCAGGGTTGCTGTTTTTGCTTTACGTACATTGTCTTTTAATGGAGCAACGTCTTCTTCAGTAAGGTCTGCTACTTTCTTACTAAAACCATTAAGATCAACAGCACCTCTTTGCTTCTTAGGAATGGAAATAGTGTTGTTTAAAACACTGTCAATTTGTCTAGCCATTTGTCGTTCATACGGCTTTCTCATGTTAAGAGAAGCACGGGTTTCACGTACAGCCTGTAGATATTTATTTTGTAAATCTAAATGGTCAAATTCGTCTAGAAGAAACTTGACATTCTGTGCTTCAAGCGGAGCTTTGTCTGGAGAATCTACAGCTTCTTGAAAACGTTTGAAAGCATCTTCCAGTCTAGAAAAAGACAAAGAAGCATCATGATCTAATTGTTGATCTTGAATCCAAGGAGCTAAATCACGAAGTTGTTGTACCTTTTGTAGTAAATATTTATTGTCGTTAAAGAATTTACCAGCGGTGTTAGCAAGATAATCAAAGGCTCTATATTGTTCTCCTTGACGCATTTCCTTATACATCTGCTTTGTATACGCATTTTCTTCATCTACCAGTTGCTTATTTCGTTTGTCCTCAAACGAAAAATCTATAGCACCACGTTGTCCTTTAGGCACCTGAAACTTATTCTGTAGACGAGAAACACTTTCTTCCAATTGCTGTTGTTCTTTACGTTGAGCATAGGCTTGTTCCACTTCCTGTTCTTTAGCAGGACGTTCAATAGCATCCTCAAACAAACGAGTTTGCATATCTTCCATTACAGGATCAAATGCTCTATCTTGTTTACTTTGCTCAACAAACATATCTCGTTGAGGATCACCTTCAACTTGTGCTTCTCGAATAGCCTCAGGACCTTCAGTGAAAGGTAAATCAACTTGTTGAGAATGATCTACAGCATTAGGTTCACCATAGCGACGTAATGGGTTAAATAATTCTGGAGTACGATTGTAATAAGCTTGTTGGTCTTTAGTTTCTTGTGCAACCTTGTCTAACGTTAAACCTTTGTCAGTACGCTGAGGTATATCAACAGATTCATTAGCAATGGCTTTAAGACCAGCTAAATCAACTCCCTTACCTGTGTTGGGTTTCTTCTTAGGTGTAGAGAGTCCACCAAAAGCACCACCCATAGCAGCAGATAAGATGGTTGAGCTAGGTGAGAATTCATGTGCTTGTTGCATCTCAGGTGTACTGGCAATTTGCTGGATAATACCGCGAGTGGCAACATCCTGGGCAGCGTTAGCAGCACCTCCAGTGAAAATACGAGAAAGGGCTGTAGGCCCCCTAGCACCAATCTTATATCCTAATATTTGACCTAAAGCATCTGTGCCCACAGCCGCTGTTGTGCGATAGCCACTTTCACCTGCATCTAGGAAACGCTTACCTGTCTCAACAGGAGATAAAGGAGACAGCACAAGGTTAGGTAACAGACCAGCAGCACCAGAGATAAGCTCTCCACCTAACCCTTGACGTTTCTGTTGTGGATTGGCCCATTGGTTACGACTTTCAATACGCTGATTTAAGTTCTTAAAAATACTGTCTTGTTCGTCTTTTCCACTAATAACCCGCGCTGGTAGAGAGGCTAACAAGGACAAACCTGTGTCAGCAGTGTTAGCTACAGAAGAAACAGCCGTTTTTAAGTCTTCTAAAATAGAAGTTTTAGGAGACTCATCAACAAGCTCGTCATCTTGTCCAAAGATTTCAACATCATTAGTACCAAAAGGCATTATGATTTCCTCTTCTTCTTACCGTCTGTGTCAATATAAATAGAACCAGATGGAAGTTTGTTATACTCTTCCTGTGTCTTTGGTTGTGGTATTGCTTCTTTTCGTGCTTGAGCAGGACTACCTGTAGATGGTTGTACAACTGGATTGTTTCCTAATGTTGGGGCAGCAGGAAGACCTTGCTCTTGGAATCCAAGTGATTTAACATCTGGCTTGCCTGCATTACCTGCTGCGCGAGCACGTACATCCATATCACTAATAATACGTGTGATGTTATCAAATTCAGTTTGTAGGATTTTACGTTTAGCTTCATCTTTTTCAGTACGAAGTTCTCTGTAAATAGCATCTTGTGTATTCTTTAATGTAGTTTTATTTCCTGTTTTCTTTGATTCATCTGTAATCTTTTTAACATGGGCTTTATATTCTTCAAGAGCCCTTTGTTGTTGGGCCTTCAGTTCAGCTAAAGCACGAGCATCCTCACCCTTCTGTGCTTGTAGAGCAGACTGCTGTGCAAACTTGCTCTGAGCCATTGTCATATACTCACCCATTGTAGACATTGTTTTGCTTAGAGTTTCAGGGTCCATTGAGTCAAACTCAGGTTGCCAGAAGCTTCCAAGCATACGCTTGCCCATTTGATGGCGAACATTAGGAGGCAGAAGAGTTAAAGCTTGCCCTGCCTGTGAATAGGCAGAAGCACCCCCATTGATGAAGTCAAGGTCCTTCCTGTTCATCTTGCCTTGGTATTCACCTAGTAGAGCATCAAACTGCTCTTTCATGCTATCTTTACTAAGCTTGGCTTTATCGGTAAGTAAAGAACTGTTAGCAACAATACCAGGAAGTTGCTTCTCGGTTGTCTCATTACGAAGACGCTGCTCCTCCAACACAAGAGGATTCATCTTCTGTGTTTGTGTATTCTTTAACTGTTGTTCAAGAGATTGTTGGTCAGCGTATTGCTTACCTTGGTCCAATAGGTCACGAGCAGCGAGGTTACCTAGAGAACTCCAGTCTCCATAAACATCTTGTAAAGTCTTGATTTGAGAGGTGTAGGGGTCCATTTAGTCTCCGCTTGATCCACGCAGCCAGAAGTCATCTGGGTTAGAGAAATCATTGTAGTTGGATGCTCCTGAGTTAAACATGCCGGTTAGGCCATTTTGCATCCGGTCAAACAAACCAGATTGACGGCCAAACTGTAAGAGTTGTCCTAGTCCTTGTGTACGCATTTTAGTTCTTTGGTTTTCCAGTTGATTTAACATACCGGACTGACCAGAAGCCAGTTGTGCTAGACGAGCCTGTAGTTCAACCTCACGAGGACCATATTGTGAGCGACGACCAGCAGCAGCGTCCTTACGTTCCAGTTGCTGACGAAGAGTTTGAGCATAGGGGCTATTCTGTCCATAAAGACCCTGCAATCCGCTTATTTGTGCGTTGATTCCTTTACTCATTTGATTATGGTTATAGAGGTCACCTAAACCCCCTACAACGTTTCCTAGCATACTACCAGTGCCACCACGGCCTGTTGATTCACCATACCCCATACCGCTAGAAGCTCCTCGTGGCATCATGCTACCAATACTTTTACCTGTAAATAAACCAGAGAGGGTATTCATTAAACCTAAAGCGGGGTTAATTGCTCCTACCATAGTGTTTACAATCCCTCTACCCATAGCATCACCACCAGCGTTCATACGACGACCGTCAGGTGCTTGTGCGGCAGACATAAGACCATTGACAACTGGTCCAGGAACACCAGCAGCTTCTCCTAGCATATTAGCACCTTGACCTAGCAAGATACGTTTGGAACGATTCCAGAAGCTATTGGGATCATCAAAGTCAGCAGTATTCCCGTCAGACTGCGGTGTGTATTGAGAAGAATTAACATCATCCCAACCACCAGTTGTATAGTCGTTTGGAGAATCAAAGCTATCACTGCCAGGATAGTTTACAGAATCAGGTTGTCCCCAATCTGACCAAACACCACCATTACCTGTGCCACCCCAACTGTCGCTACCGGGATATGATGTAGAATCACTAGTTCCCCAGCTACCTAGTCCACTATTGTCTGCCATTATATCTCCTTATGGCTTAGTTGTGCCTAAGTCAGTCACAACCAATGTGCCTGCCGAATTTACTGTCACTCTCCAGTAGTGAGGTGTTCCAGCATTATCTTTCAATACCAACCCTTTTGAGTTTGTATCGACAATTAAATCGTCTGTGGTGTCTACACCTTTAGTTGTACGGCTGGAGGCATTCAAGCCAGCATATCCGCTTACAGTATCTTTGTTTGTCTGTAGTTCAACGTTGTCTGTAATACCATACCCTACTAGGGTTGTAGGTGTTCCAGAAATATTTGTCCATGTGGTTGTAACTTGATTGTTATTGAGGATGGTTCGCATCTTCTCATACCAATCGTTAAAATAGGAGTGTCCTGGAGGAATGCCAACAGGAAGGGGAGGTAGTTTAGCCATTAGGTATCCGTAGCAATTGTTTTAACTGTACCATCACCGAACTTAACCTTCAAGTCACCATCGGCTGTATCTACATAGATAAGGGCCTTGCCTAAGATTGTACTAGGAGCAGTGATGCCATCCTCTAGAGCAAACGTATTGGCAATGGCAGCCACAGGACTGATGCTGAATCTATCTGTGCCATTGTTACGGAAGTTGAAGGTGTCAGTTGTACCGTTGTATGAAATCCAGTTGTTAGGCTTACCGGCAACCTTGAAGTAGATGGCATTATTGCCTGTCATACCAATTGACATTAAGTCACGTAGATAAGACAGTTCGTTTGTGCTGTTACCACTGTTATCAGTGTAGTAGTCATAGATGTTAGTAATTGTATCTGCAATGTCTTGTACAACTAGACGTGCACGATCAACACCAGCAGACAGTTCAAACAGTTTGGAACCAATACCATTAACATAGCGAACATAAACACTGGTGTCGCTAGAGCGAATAAGGATGCAGGTACGACCTGCTTGTACACCCTTGATACGCATGACAGCAGACAGATAGCGATTAGAACCTGTGACGTTCAGAGCATAGCCAGTGAGAACACCAGGAGCAGGGCTATTAGTCATGTCAGCATCAACTTCGACATGGCAGTCTGTGGTCTTACCGATGATGGCACCGTCTAGGCAGTCCTTGGTGATTACATCACGAATAGTACAGTTGAATGGACCGTCACCAAAGGTGGCACCATCACCACCCATTGCAACACCACCCTTGCAGCCTTCTGCATACCCACCGATAATCCAGCAGTGCTTGCTCTTGTTCTTGATTTGTAGACCCATGCAAGGACTGCCTGTCGAAGACAACGGCTTAACCACACAGTTCTGGATGGAACTACGTAGCATACCTTCATGCAGGAAACCGTTTTGACCAACACCGTTGGAATTGGACAAGCAATCAATAAAGTGACAATCGCCGTATGTATCATCAACATCAACGAATGTCAGGATGGCTGTGTTACGATGGTTATAAATCTCAAGGTTGCGACACAACACTTTGTTTGCATTGCGCATGGAAATGCCGTGAGAAGCAAAACCTGTAACATCGTAGCCACAGTCAATCTTGAAGTTCTCCATCACAATGTTGTTAGGAGCAACAATGGACAAGCAGGTTACAGCAGTTGATGTGC